CAGTTGATTCACCGGCGTGATCCCAGTCGCTAACCATCGCTTCGACTTCTTCTTGCTTGTGCGCGTTCCATTTCATTCCCATCGTAGAACGCCATTCGTAGCCGACGATCATCGCTCCAGTCGGTCCTTTGATTGGTTTTGAAAGTTGGAACTTCGGCGGAACGAAACCTGGTCGAACTTCTTTATACTGATTCCCCCGAAACTCGTGCCCCGGCTGCGAGCCAGACGCCGTCACGGTCTGTCCCGGCAGCCCAGCCACAAGCCGAGCGCCAAGCAAACCGCCGCGACTAGAATGAAAAGTAGCGTCCACAAGTTCCGGCCTCCGTCAAACCGTCCAAACCGACTCACGTCGTGAAATCAACCGGCAGCGTAATGTGCGCCCCGGTCACCGAGTCCACCCGGTAGCCCTGCGCGTAGTCGTCCTGGTCCCCGTCGCTGTCCCCCCAGGCGATCGCGTTCGGCAGCGGGTTGCTGTCGCTCACCGCCGTCGAGTAGTCCTCGCCGCACGGGTCCGTCGGCGTCGTCACGCTTCCGCCCTTGTTCACCCCTTCGAGCCACCGTTTGGCGTCCGCGTAGAGCGTCGAGATCGGCGAGTTCATCCCGCCGTCCATCATTACTACCGAGACTAGCGACGGCTTCGGGCCCACCAGCACGTAGGCCGCCAGCGCCAGCGTGTGCCGCGCCGCTTCCGGAGGCACGGACGACGCCGTCACGCTTACCGGGTAGCGGCCCGCGTTCTCTATCGCCCCGCGCACCTCCGCCACCGCGTGCGCCACCGCCTTCTTCGCCCGCGTGTCGAGCGATTCGTCCAAGTCGTTCGTCGAGTTCTTGCCCCCTGCGGAGTCCTCATTCACCTGCTCGACGACAGAGCGGGAGACGATCTGCCATAGATCGTCCCCCGCCAATACTGTCCAGGCTTGTGCCATTTAACGGCTGTTCACGTAGACGTTGTAGTTCGTCATGTAATGCGACCCGGTGGCGAACGCATTCGTGATGACCGCCACGCAGAAGTAACCAGCACCGCCGAAAGCGGTGTAGTTCGTCTGCCCAACGGCGATGCCTGTCCCGGCGGCTGTTACCGCTACCGGCGCCAGCAAGGTCACGTAGTTGGAGTCAGGCCGGTTACTATACCCGAACCATATCGTCTGGTTGGTTGTCCCGCCTGCCGCCATCGTGAAGTCCCAGCTCACGTTGATGTTGTTCCCTTGGAGGGGCACAAACGTGTAGTTCGTCTGGGAGGTTGACCCGGCTAGCCGGTTGGTCCAGTTGCCAGCCGCGCTGGTGGTCGTGCCAGCCGTGACCATCGCCCCGCCGCTGCCGATGTAGAGGCCAGCCGCTTGGGCCGGCGTGAACGTCGCGATGGCTACCGCCACCAACGCGAGGCCGAGCAAGCCGGCCACAATGTGTTTCATCAGTTTCATGTTCGATTTCTCCTTTTCAGTTTGAGTGTTTACCAGTCGCTTACTTGACGATGTAGAGGCCTTGGCGCTCGTCGCCGATAGCCGTCCCGAACATCAACTGCACGCGCAGGTTCGCCGTCTCGTAGGCGTGGTCGAGGAACTTCACGATCATGAACGTCAAGCCGGTCTTCGGCTCGGTCGCCATTTCGATGGCCGCCGTCGAGGGTACGTCGGGCAATACCTGCGTGTAGTCCGTCGGCACGCGGCTGACGAACAACAGCGAGGAGCGGGTACCGGCGAAGCCGACCTTGGTGGCCGCCGCGTAGGAACCGGCGCTTACCGTGATGCCGTTCGTGGTCGAGTCCGCGCCCGAACCAGAAGCGGAGACGTTGTCCGTCACCAGCTGGCTCTTGCGGAACTTGAGGTTGCCGATCCGGCTGTAACGCCCGGTCTTCAACGGGTTGTCCGAGCTCTGGCCACGGATGCCCTGGATCGAGCTGTTGAGCAGGAAGTTCGTATCCGCCGCCGCGATGGCGTAGATACGACCGTGCACCCAGACGAACCGTGCGAGGTTGTCGTCGCCGATTTCTTCGTCGCCGCCGGGGAAACGGAGTTCGTCCAACGCTTCCGGCAGGTCCGCCGTGAACGTCGCGAGGTTGCCGCCGCCAGCCGCTACCGAGTAGTTCCCGTTACCGGAGAACGTGATGGTCGAGGTGGTCGACGCGTCGTTCGCGTAACGGGTATTGCCCGTCCAGATGTTCGCCAACAGCTTGTAGATGATATACTGGCCCAGGGCGTAGAGCTGCGGGGCCCGCTGTTCGTTGTGCAACTGGCGCAGGGTCGAGCCCAGCACGTTGTTGTTGATGCTGATCGGGACGCCCGCGTGGGTGTCCATCGTCACGTTCACGTCCACCACCGTGCCGGTCGGCGCTCCCGCAGCCGGCCACGCGTTCGTGGTCGTCTTGAGCATGACCTTCGGGATGGTCAGATAACGGCTCCGCACCATCTGGTTGAACAGCACGGGCTGGCCCGAGATGTCCGTGGTGATGTCGTCGAGCATCGCGAGCTGGTAGCTCAGAAAGCCGAGGTTCTGCTGCACCAGCAAGCCGGTGTTCAGCACGCCGAGCGGGTTGTTCGACGCCTGGTCGGCGTAGTCACCGGCCTTGACGATGTCGCGCATGACCGAGTCCGAGGCGTTCGCCCCGCCGACGATCATCGCCGTGATCTTCTCCGACAACCGGGCGCGCTCCTGCGAGACGCGGACCGCGTCCTTGATGGCCGCCTCGTTGTTGTTGGCCGCCCGCACGATGCCGCCCTGCTTGAGCGTCTTGTGGAACGGCTCGCTCACGGACCAGTAGGCCTTCACGGTCTCCCGGAAGCCTTCCTCGCCGACGTCCACGTAGGTCGTCCCGTCGTGGCTCGTGGTGATGCGCTCGACCTTGGTCGCCGCCTTCGGGGCTTCCATCGCGTCGATCTTCGAGGTGACCAACGCCACCGCCTCCGGCTTGTGGTCCAGGGCAGCCACGTTCGCCAGGGCTGAGGTCAGGACTTCCTCGTCCTTGGGCGCGATAGCCTTGCGCTCCTTGGCCCGGATGACAGACGCCTTGACGAGCGCCTCCGCCGAGTTCTTGAGTTGTTCCTGCGCCCGCGCTTTGATCTTCGCGGCTTCGATGTTCGCGTCGTGTTCGGCTGCCGTGATCCACGGGCAACCCTTGAGGTCCAGAGCTTCGATCTCGGCAGGGCTCATGTCGTGCCGACTGCCCGGGGCAAGCTGCAAACCTTCCGGGACTTTGTCTCCAATCACTATCTTCATTTTGTCTCCTTGTTTGTGTTGTGTTTTCCCGCCTTGGTTAGCGGCTTAGGCCCGCACGGGCATAAATTCCTGCCAGGATCTCGTCTGGCGTCTTGCGCGTGTCGCCGGTCTTGGTCTGACCGAACTTCGCGTTGAGCTGGTCCACTGTCACCGGCTTCGGCTTGTTACGCGCCACAATCTTGTCGAGGATGGCGGCGGCGTCGGCTTCACGCGCCAGCACGGTGTTGAATGAGCCGCCCGAAGCGTGGACGGCTGCGGACGCTGTGGCGTCGGTGGCTTTTAGCTCTGGATGAATGTAAAGCATTGCCGAACTCCACTTCACTTTGTCGTGTTTTTTTGCGTGCTCCATTGCCTCTTCACGAGTTTCGTGCATGGACATTGCTACCGGCGGATGGTTGTCTTTGCTGAAAGAAACCGAGTATCCACCCTTCTTGAAGCCGAAATGCTCCGCGTTGTCGCTGCTTGGGTAAGAAAAATCAACATGCTTCCTGAGTCCTGGGTGATTTGAGTCAATGTCTGACTGCATTGCGTGTTTTCGTTTTTCCCACGATTTCTTGACTCCCTCGCTTGTCCCCGCCGCCGTCACTACGTTACCGTATGGAACTTCGATTTGCTCGCCGGTTGACAGCGTTACCAGTGCTCCTTCCCGCGCCTTGACCGGCTTCATTTCGATGAACGCCGGGCGGTTTGTCAGCGTCCCTACGCAGAAGTCTACGCCCGTGATCTGCGCCGGGTTGCTCCGGCTGCCGCGCACGCCCTCCGGGAACCGCAGCGTACCGCCGTCCTCCGTCGCCTTCGCGTAGTCCGCGTCCGTCGTGAAGCTCGGACTCCACGAGCGGTGAACCTTCCCGTTCACGTTGTTTGCCCCGAGGCTCGTCGGCTCGGCTGCCAGGTAGACGCCGTCCTCCTTCCACTCGAACCCGCACGACGCGCTCACGCACACTGACGCTTCGTGCTCCCGGTGCTCAATACACCCGAACGGCTGCTGCTTCGGGCGCTCGGCCCGCCACGCGTCCAAGCTGGCCTGCACTGCCTTCGCCGTTGACTCGTCGCACTGGACTGTCAGCTCGATGCTGCCCTTGCGGAAACCAGCCGTGATGGTGTGCGTGCCAGCCGGCATGAACATGAAAGAAACCGGGACGCCGACCTCCCACGCCGCGCTCGCGCCAAGCGCCGGGCCAACCGAGCTGGTGGCGCGGCAGTGGATGACGTCGGTAGTTATGGAGTCTGTGGCGAGTAGCTTTAATTCTGACTTTAGATGCACAGACTGCGGTTTGATGCGCAAATGCTCGAAACCGGAATTATGCTGGACCAGAACTCTTTCGCCTCTGTCTTCAACCACGTCCATGTGGTGATTAGCTTCATGTTCATTCTCTGGCACACTGAATCCAACTTTTCGCCCCTCCCACCCCTTCTTCGCGCCCTCGCTTGTGCCAGCAGCCTTCACGACCTCGCTCCGCTTTAGGCTCACCAAGCACGCCTTGACGCCGAGGTGCTCGTAGCTGGTGTGTTCCAGCCAGTCTTCGTGCTCCAGTCCGCAGTTGTTGCATTTCATGGGTTCACCTTTCCTAGTTCGTCTTCTCCGCCGAGGTTCTTTTCCCACGAGAACACGTGCTTCGGCGTCGCCAGCGGGTTTAGGTCCAGCGGGTGCTTCTTGGCCGGCGGCACGGGCACGATGGGCTCTTTGTTGAAGGATTCGACCACGGCTTTCGGAACGCCCGCCTCGGCGGACGTTGCCACGCCTTTCACAGGCTCGGGCGATGGTTCATCTGGAACGCTCGCCGCCGTGGTCGTGCCCGCTGGCTCTTGCTCTTTCACGCCATGCCACATGTGCTTGGCTGAATCAGCCGGCTCGGTGCGGGAAATTGTCTTGGGTTGCTTTGCCATAAGTGTTCAGAATCGCTTGGTTATCTTCTCTACCGCCAAATCCAACTCGCGCACCTCTCCGTTCCGGTGCGCCGCCGTCTCCGCCGCCGTCAGCTTCGCTTCCAGCTCGTCCAGCTCGGCGTCTGTCGCGTGGACCAGCGCGTCCCGGAGCTTCCGCTCGTGGCTGGCCCAGATCGCGTCCTTGGGCCGCCTGGCGCTCGCCTTGGCCGCTTCCTGCGGCTGCTGCGCCTGCTGCGCCTCGCCCTGTAAAGCCATCGAAGCTTCGGCCTGCATGACCTGCTTGTTCAAGTCCTCCTCGAACATCTCGTCCGCCGTCTTCGCCCCCTCGTAGATCGTCGCCTTGCCGTCCACGATGACTTCGTCCCCGACGCTCGGCTCGGTCAGGCTGTTCTCCTTGTAGAACTCGCCCTTGCTCACGGGCACCCGCGTCGAGAGCAACTGCACCCACCGCGCCGCCTGCTTCTCGGGGCTCGCCACCTCGGTGAAGTCCGGCTCGATGACCGGGCACTCGTCCGCGCCGTTCGGCCCGTAGTTGGCCACCAGCACGGCCTTGGCGAACTGCTCCGTCAGGCACGCCCCGATCTGCCCTGCCAGCGCCTGGATCCGGTCGCGCTTCACGTCCTTGTGCGCGTCCTCGCCGCCGAGCTTGCCCGGCGTCGCCGTCGTCGTCCCAGTCTGGCCCAGGAGCAAGTACTGCGGCGCTTCGTCCGCCTGCTTCATCAGCGTGACGATCGGGTTGTCCTTGCTCAGCGCCTGCGCCGGCACGACCTCGACGTCCACGCTCATCGGCGTCAGCATGTAGTTGTTCGCCCCGGCGTCCCGTAGCCGGTTCTCGATGGTCGTCTGCTCGGACGGGCTTAACGCTCCAGGCTGGTACTTGCCCTTGAGGAACGGCGTCCCGTGCTTCTGCGCCATCACCGCGATCCACTCGCGCCCGTAAATCCAGTAGGACCACCACGGCCCGAGCGGGTGCACCATACCGCTGGACAGGCTCGAGCCGCTCTTGCTCATATACTGGTAGCACAAAAACTTGCCGGCCATTTCCTGCGCGCCAATCGGCCTTACCTTCTTCGAGAGGTCGAGGTTCGTCCCGAGCTCGGAGTCCGAGAGGATGGCGATGTTGCCCTTGCTGTCGAAAGTGTAGTGCCTCGGGTGAACCCAGGTGGCCGCCTTCGGTAGCAGCTCGCTACCGACCTGCGCCCACTGGAGCTCGTTCATCGACATGCCGATGCTTACCGCGTCGCACATGTTGTAAATCAGGCCACTGAAGCCCTTCTCGTCGTTGAATGGGTTCGGCGCGAACGAGATGATCGCCCGGCGCACCAGCTCGGCTTTCTCCTGCGCTAGTTTGCTCGGCTTCTCGCCCTCCCCAGCGAACGCCCGGACAATCCAGCGCGAGTCCGCCACGCCCTGCTTCAGCTCGTGTAGGCACTTCCGGTACATCGGCCACGAGGACTGCATCAGCCCGTCCAGCTGCCAGACCTGCCACACGTCTCCGCCGAGCCCGGCCCGCTTGATCTGGTCAACCTGCTTCGGGAGCAGCTTCGAGGGGAGCGCGAGCCACCACGACTCGCGTGGGTCGGACGTGATAATCCGCCGCCACTGCGTTGCGGCTTCGGGCTGCGGGTCGGATGGGGCGAGCGGAACGGTACTGGCTCGGTTCGGGCGGGGTGCGGCGGACGCGACGATTGACCGTGCGTGGAACTCAGTTCCAGTCACGGACAGCTTTGGCGAACTGCGTTTTACTTCAAACCCGAGTAGGTTCAAATCTCAAGCTCCTTGGCGTCCGCCACCCGGAACCGGGCGGCTGCACGTCCTTGCTTGAGCTAAATAAACGCTTTGAAGGGTGAAAACAAAAGCGGAAAGCGACTAATTAAAATTCTCGACGCCAAGAGACTTCACTGTGTTCGTTTTACTTGTTGCCTAGCCATTACCCGATAATAGGGAAATTATTACCGACTAATAAACTTGTTAGCACGCCGTGTCACGCGCTTGGTTTTCCGACGTTTCTTCTCCCGTGCAGCGACCATCGCCTTTGCCTGCGCTGCGGTCAGTTCGCGCTTGGACTTCGCGCCGCCTTCCGCGCCCCACCGTTTGAAATCGTCCGAGGTGTAGGTTTTCATCGGTTATGCAGGTGCGTGGTTGCCGTCGGGTCATTATCGGCGTCCATCGCTTTGAGCATTTCGAGCCGTTCCTCGTATTGGCTCTGGTCGGGAGAGTCGCACTCCCTGTTCAGGCTATCCGCAGACCGTGGCCTTTGGTCGTCAGAGTCACAGCCATTGCGCCTCGCACCAGATTCAAGTTCTTCCGACAGTTCGCGCACCGAGAACAGATGCGGCGGCGCGACGGGGTTTCCCCACTTTGGCAGGTCAGCTTCCGCCGCCTCTTTGGTCGCAAAGATTTTCATCAGCATCCAGTCCGTTTCCGTCCGCATGTAGCCGACCCCGAAGCTCACTCGAAGTCCTCGATTCTATCGGCGTAGATTCGGAACGCACCGTGGTCGTAGCTGACCGCCACGATGTAGTCATTGCAGATTGCCGTGACATTGGCCTTCGTGCCGGTTTTCTTGTTTTTGATTGTCTGTCCGATTCGGAAGTTCGTTTGCATGGCCTTACCGTATCATAACCCCGTTACGATGCAAGCACTATTTTCAGATTTGTTTTGGGACACGAAAAGACCGGACGTGCTAACAATACGGTGTAGCGAACAGCGGGATTGCATCGCGGTTGCAATCAGACGCTACTGGCCCGCTACGCGGTTAACGCGCCCCGGTCGGCGGTAGGTCAGCTTTCTCCTTCTTCGGCCACGGTCGCCCCGGGCCGCGCCGCTTGCCGACTACGAGCAGCCCGCGCTTGATGGCCGCCGCAGCGATGGCGCGGCACTGCGCCGGGGTCAGCGGCGGCTCGGTCGGTCTCGGTTTCATTGTCGTTCCAAGGTGCTTGTCCATGATTAGCCCTATGGTAGCCATCGCAATCACGCGCCAGCGCCCACCCGGTAGACTTCTCCCGGCGTTGCCGTTAGCCGCGAGGCCCGGTCCCCGGGTGGGGCTGCTCCTTGGCGTGTGGGACGAAGGTTCATAGCCTCACATCCGGAAGCTGTCCGCCGGCAGCCTGGTCTCCACCACGCGGCTGTCCAGCTCCTTGTTGATCGTCTTGAAGTCGTTCGCGCTTGTGATCGCCCCGGTCGGCAGCCGAAGCGCCTCCAGCGCGCCGGACGCCGCGTCGGCTTGGTCGTTCTTCTCGTCCTCGCCCTTGCAGCCCTCGAGCTCGTCCACGAAGTCCTGGTTCCACGCGCCCTTGACCAAGAACACCCGCCCCTGCTCGCACGCGGCGCTCAACGGCGCCCACCGCAGCAGCTTCTTCTTGCTGCTCGGCACGCCAGCGAACGCGTAGCCGACTAACACGTTGCGGGCGTAGTGCCCTTCCTCGCCGGCCAGGCTCTTGCCGCTTGCGCCGCCTTCCTGCTCCATCCGTACCGCCACCGCCGGCCCGTCCAACTCCGCCGTCGCCTTGATTCGCAGCTCGTTGGTCAGGCTGCTCCCTCGGAAGTGTTGAACGTCCTTGATGTAGATGTTCCCGTTCAGCTCGCCGACCAACGCTCCAGCCGTCCAGTCTGGGTCTTTGCCGTCCTCGGGAGCGGTTGCCGCCAAGTCCCAGTAGCGGCACCAGTTGTAGATGCCTTCCGGCGCGGCGTCGCAGAACTTCCACCACTCCCGCTTGAAGATGTTTCCGGCCACGCTGATCTTCCAGTTGCCGCCCAGCAGCCGCTCGCGCTCGACCAACGGCAGCGCCATTAGGTTGGCGAGGTAGCCCGGGTCCTTCGACATCAGCACCTGGTTGTCCTGTAGCCGGC